ATCGGTGTGGGTACGATTTTTTTCAATACGGGGAAGAGTGATGGGTAGGGCATCTGTTTTTTTCGTCGCGATGCTGGTCGCTGCCGTTGCGGCTGCGCAACCTCCCAAGGCCGTAATTACCGGGCCGAAGGAATCCCGTTGCGGATCGCTGGTGGTCCTCGACGCGACAGAATCGGTTGGCACTAGCCGGCTGTGGCTGCTGGCCGTGTCGCCGGAAGAGACGTCGTTTTTGCCGGTGGAGACCGGGCTCAAGTGCATTTTCGCCAGCCCCGTACCAGGCCGTTATCAATTCGTCCTCGTGGTCGCTGGCACCAATGCCAACGGGGGCGCGGTGGCGGAAATGACCACCCATATCGTACAGCTAACCGGCGGCATTACGCCACCCGATCCGCCACCGGATCCTCCTTCGGACCCTATCAAGCCGCCGCCGCAGATCAAAGCGACGGCGGTTACCTACGTGTACGAGAAAGACCAGACCAGCCCGCCGCGAGCCGTCCAAGCAGCCCTGGACCGCATCAACGCGGCTGGCTCCGTCGTCGCTAGCGTGTTTGAGCAGGACAGCACATCGGGGACCGGCGCCGTGCCTGCCCAGTACCGTGTCGCCCTGGCGGCCGCCAAAACTGCCGGCCTGCCGTGTCTGGTCGTAATCGCCGATGACCAGGTCCTGCGCGTTGTCAAAAATCCCCAAACTGAATCCGAGATTTTGGAGGCCGTAAAGTGAGCAGCTTTGCCCCGGTGGACCAGCGCCTGATCGACGTCCAGCTGCCAAGCCACGACGGCTATCCGGATGACTGCGCGGCCGAAGACTCCCACGACACCCTCTGGGACGCCGCCGGCGACGCGGCCCGTGAGTTTCCACAGCATCTATGGATCGAGCCGAAAGACTGGGCCGAGGCCGCTAGGCGAAACGACGAATACAAGACCTGGCCAATCAACTGGCTGGACAGGTTTACAAACCAGAGCCCGACCCACGAATGCACCTGTCACGCGTTGCGAGCCGTGGCCGAAGCCTGCCGCAATCGCCAACGGGCCATGATCCTGGGGCCGCCCGTGGCCGGCCAGCGGCTGCCGATCAGTGCCAAGTCCGCCAGCGTTTGGTTGTCGCCGCTGAGCATCTACTCCGAGGCAAACCCGCGCATTCGCGGCGGGGCCTCGACGCGTGGCGTGCTGGCGATCGCCCAGCGACGCGGCTTTCTGCCGGAGACGATCCAGCCGCGTGATTACGGATTCCGCCATGCGATTGTCGGCACCACGGGCAAAGGCGGCGTCAACCAAGCCTCCGGATCTTGGGTGCCAATGTCAAAATTTCCCAGCGGCTGGGAAGACACCGCGCGGCACTTTCGGCCGCTCGAGATCATCATTCCCGAATCGTGGGAGCAAATGGTCTGCCTGGTCCTGGCCGGATACGTCGTCGGCGCCGGGCGATCCAAACACGCAATCCCGTACGCGATTTGGAATCCGACCCAGGAACTGCTGGGCTACGTCGACAGTTACGACGTTGTCCGCTGGGACAGCACGCGCATGGTACGATCCGCAGTCGGATCCGCCTATGCAATCGCCTCTATGACCACGCCGGATGACTGGCTCAGGCCGGCCGGCTAACTCTGTTCGAAAGGATACGTCGATGGGTTTGTTACAAGATTTTTGTGGTTCCGTCCAAGGTCGCATGAAGCGAGCGGGGTTTGATTGGCTGACGCTAATCACGACGTTACTGCCCGTGGTGATTGAGATGATCCAGAACTGTTTCAACCAAGCGAGCGACCTGGAATCGTTCGCCGCCGGCAAGCGTTCGCCGTTGCAACTGGCGGGGCTCCGGTTGCGCTGCCGTCGCGTGGTCCAAGAGCAAGGGGTGCGCGGTGTCTTCCGCGTGGCAGCTGCGGCCGACGCGTTGCGTGATGCGGTGTTGGCCGAGCTGGACGCACGGGCCGCCGCCGCGGCCGGTGGGATTTGGCAGGACGCGATCGACGAAGCGTCCAGCGTCTAAGGCACGCTCGCGAAGCGAAAATCAGAAGGGTGACCTATGGCACGACGACGAGGCGGCGGATTACGCGGCCGATTAGATCGGCTGGAGAACGACGCTCACGCGACGATGGGCCAAGCCCAATTCACGCTAACGGCGATTCGGGAAGCGGCGCTCGGGCTGCTCGAAGAGCTGCAGGACGGGGTTACGATCGAAGTCAAGAAGACCGGCAATCTGATGGACTTCTTCAGCGGCAAGACGGACACGCTGCCGCTGAGCTTGCGCATTGTGCCGGAGGAAACGGACGAAGACGAAACGGAATGAAGTCGTTCATCCACCCTTTGATTCCGACGATTCTCGTTTTCGGATCGACCGGAAAGGAGTATTTTTGCCGTGGTAATCTTGTTCACAGACTGGATGTGGCCATGATCCTGCCCAAGCAATCTCCGCCCGTGATTCGCCAGCCGTCCGGTCGTGCCGCGACGCCGAGAACCGCGACAGCGTTCGATCGGCAGTTTGACGACGTACGGCTCGTTTTCGACATGAACCGCACCAGTGGCCCAGCAATTCGGTATGAGCCGGTAGAAAGAGTTTGCAATGCCTCCGCATAACGACAGCCCTTGGTGGGCGCGTGAACTGAAAGAAGCCCTCAAGGGTTACGGGCTTGCCGTCGTGATCGTGCTTGTCGGCGTGGCCTGGATGTGGATGCACGGCGGAAAACTTGTCGAAGCAAAAGCGACCGCCGACGCAAACCAAGCGATCGTGACGGCTCAGCTCGCCAAGGACTGGAGAGAGTTTCAAGCTCAGGTCCAAACCGAGCATCGTGAGTCGGCTGACGTTCTGCAAAAGATCAGCGTAGCGATGGATCAGATTGTGTTAGAACTGAAGCAACTACAGACGGCAAAACCAAAAAACGACCCATCGTCCCCGACGAGTTGAGGGGACGAATCGAGGATGCAATCAAAAAACTCAGTGAGAGACACAATGAAAAAGACCGCTACAAAACAGCCGTGCAGTACCTGCAAGACCGGCAGCGTATCCTTGACGCTGAAGGACGCAAAGAAGTACCTACGCCAGCGGGATCGGCTGTTCCGGAAGGCGGTTCGCGACGGAATCAAGCGCCGTCGCGCGGAACGTGACCTACGGACATCCAACGTGGTACTCTCGGCAATCATGGATGACGTACTGCCGGACGACGAAGTACCCGGCGATCCGCCGAGCCCGACGAACATTTGCACGCCGCTGTTCATCGCCGCCGTCGAGGCTTTGGCGTGGTCCGATACGTGCTGGGCAGCGTATTATGCCTGCGCCGGCGGGCAGGTGGAAGTATGAGAACCAACCAAGGACACTCGCAACACGGGTGACACATGCTCACCGCGCAAAACTTATTGACGCTTGACGAAGACGAGATCAGGGCGCGGCTGCTGTGGATCGAGGAGCTTGACGGGATTGGCGACAACGAAAAACTGGAGGCGTTGCAGCGGCTGGAGCACGTCCTGCGGGCGATCATGCTGACGGTCGCGGGGCGTGGCGGGGTGAGAGCGGCGGGGAGTTGACGTGGTGCTAAGGGAACGCAATACGGAAAACATCGAGGAACTTGGACAGCGATTCAATGCGTGTCCAGAGGCCGTTGCCTGGGCAAGGTCCAACTGCAAGAATGCGCAAGAAATTTGGCAGAAGGCCGACGATGAGTATGTAGTTTGGATTGCTTGTCAGCGTGGGATTTTAACCAGTGATGAGCTGAGGAAGTTCTCTGAATGGTGTTTGAAAAACACGCCAGCCGAAGAGCCTATCAATGCTCGCGTCAGAAAAGCACTCGACAATCCAAATGGGTTAAGTTACCCGCCAGGTATGACGGCTGAACGGTGGTCTGCATTGGCGATGGCCCAGCGAGGTAGGGTAGAGGGGGACGCTAAAGATGCTAGAAGACAACAAGCTAAGTTTCTGAGGTCTCTCTGTAGGCAGCCATTTGCATGACGGTTGAAGTTTTTACCGCAAACGGTATTTGGTATTGCCCCACTAACGTCACGAGCGTCCAAGTGGAGTGTTGGGGCGGCGGCGGGGGAACCCCTCTCCCTAAATTCAGCGCGATGGGAGGCGGTGGTGGTGGTGGATACGCTAAAGGAACATTCAATGTTACAATTGGCCAAGAGTGTACGATTACTGTAGGTGCTGGCGGTGGTGCAGACAGCGCAGGTGGTAGTTCCAGTTTTCGCAATGAGAACACCTCAGACACTATTTCAGCGTATGGAGGATCCCCTGGTGCTGGTGGGCTTGGTGGGGCTGGTGGAGGTTATTCTTCTGGCGTAGGTTATACAGGCGGTGCTGGTGGGGATGTTGTATCTGGAGGTCGTGGTGGTGGCGGTGGATCATCTGCCGGATACGCAGCGAATGGGGTGGCAGGAGATGCTGGATCAGATGGTGGTGCAGGTGGAATAGCTCCAAGTGGTGGAGGTAACGGAGGGGATGGTGGTGGTGATGGGGTGAGTGGCAGTAACGGAACGTCACCCGGAGGCGGTGGAGGCGGGTGTGGGTCGGATGGTCCAGCTAGTGGTCTGGGTGCTGACGGTCAAGTTGTACTGACATATACTGCGGAAGAGCTACCAGCTGGCCACCCCACAATCAAGCGTTTCGGCGACATTGGTTCTCGTCTGGCCGGGACGTTTTGGCAACCAAGAAGCACTCTTATCGGGAGATAAACATGGGACGCATGGTAATCGCTCCGTTTCGGTCTGTAACGATCGGCTCGGACGCAACACAAGACCTTTGGTCGTTGATGGCAGCGGCCACGAACAAACTGATTCTGCACGGCTGGGAAATCACATCCGATGCGGTTGCAGCGACGCTGCTGGAATGCACGCTGCTGCGACTGTCCGCAGTTGGCTCTGGCGGGGCAACCGCGACAGAGGTGATGCTCAACACTGACGACGGGGCTATCACGGGGTCTGTCCGCACGGGCGACACAACGCCTGGAACGCCCGGCGATGTGCTGATGGGTTTCGCATGGGAACAGCTCGGCCCGCTGGGCATGATCTACACTCCAGAAATGCGGCCCGTCATCGAAGTCAGCACCGGGATTGCTCTTGTGTGCGACACGGCCGATGCGTTTGAGATGTCCGGCTGGGTCTGCTGGGAAGAGATCTAAATGTCCTACGTGTTTCGACGCCCATTTACCGGCTACGGGTTGCGACGGCTGACAGCCCGCGAGGCGTGGCTGCTGACTAAGAGCAGCAGCGTGTCGCTCGTTGTCGGCGGCGTGAATGTCGCTGTCGAAGTCGGCAGCGTTGCTCTCGTCCAGCATCAAGCCGTAGCAGTTGGCGGTTCTCAATGTGTCGTCAGCATTGACGCCGCCGCACTGACTCAGCATCAGGCGATAACCGTTGGCAGCCTGGAAGTGCTGGTTCAGTCGGGTGCTGTCGCGTTGGCCCAGCATCACGTCGTAGCGGTCGGAGAATCACAAGCCGTCGTCGAGATCGGCTCGGTTGCCCTCACGCAGCATCAAGCGGTGGCCGTTGCTGGGGACGAGATAGCCATCGAAATCGGGCAGGTATCCCTTGCCCAGCATTACGCCGCCATTGTCGTTGGGGACAGCGAGGCGACGACTGAGATCGGTGCGGTTGCCCTGACTCAGCACCAAGCCGTGACCGGGGGCGATTGCGAAAGCCTAACGACCATCGGCAGTGTGGCGCTGACTGCTCACGCTGCGGTCGAGGTCGGCTGGATAGAGTGTGTTGTCGAGTCCGGATCGGTGTCGTTGACGCAACACCAAGTGATTGTCGTTGGCGATTCGGAAGCGTTGGTTCAAGTCGGCAGCGCGGCATTGACTCAGCACCAGGAGACGACCGCGGCCGGGCTCGAAACGCTTGTCGAGATTGGTGCGGTATCACTGACTCAGCACCAAGCCGTCGCGGCTGGCGAATTGAACACGACGGTCGAGATCGGCAGTTGCGACCTGATTCAACACCACGTCGCGGCTGTCGGCAGCTCGCAATCGACGGTCGAAATCGACGGCGTGATTCTGACGTACCATCCGGCCGGGGCCGTCACGGTCGGCGGTCTGGTTGTGTCCGTGACGATAGACGCGGTAAGTCTGACCCAGCACCAGACGATCACGGTTGCCGATTCGGAAATCGTGGTCGAGACAGCCGCCGTGGCATTGGTCCGCCACTACGTCTTGACGGTGCCCGATACCGAAGTGCTGGTGACGGTCGAATCTGTGTCCGTGACGCAATCCGCCGTCGTCCATCCAGAGGACGTGGAGTGCGTCGTAACGTGCGGTGCTGTGGCTCTGACCCAGCATCACGTACTGACAGTAGCCGGTCTAAGCGTTAGACCGGAGATTGAATCTGTAAGTTTTGCAAGTGGAGGATCGTTGATTATCTTCCACCAGTCACTTTTGCTCGCGATTTAGGAGAGCGACAATGGCACGATTTGTGAACGACAATGTGTTGGACGACGGGCTCGATACCTTGAAGTCCGAAGTAGACTCGGTGACCGGGGAGATCGTCATCTGTGAAGGCACGCCGACCACCTACGAGCACGCGAACAGCGACAAGGGTACGGGGGACGGCAAGGTCTTGGCCCGCAAGGTCAACCCGACGCTGACGATCGCCGACGGTGGCGTTGACGGACGCAAATGCACCGTCTCTGAAGAGCTGGCGATCGACATCGACTTCAGCGGAACCGCTGATCACATTGCCTTGACCGATGGCGTTGACACGCTTTGGCTCGTGACGCCAGGCGACGGGCAAGCCTTGGTCGCTGGCGGTACGGTTGACATTCCCGCGTTCGTTATCACCGTTCGAGACCCGACCGCACCTGCGTAAGCGAGACAGCCATGCAAGTACCAGCCGGTTCGACAAACGTGCAAGTCCCGATCTACGCCCGCGCCACAAGCGGCGCAGCGTTGACTGGAAAAGTTGCTGCCGATTTCGCTCTTTCGTATCGCCGCGACGGAGCGGCGGTCTCAATCGCGTTGTCGAATTTGACGGCCTTGACCGATGCGCACTCAGACGGCGGGATCAAGGAAGTCGGCAACGGAGAATACCGGCTGGATGTTCCCGACGCGGCGTTTGCCGCCGGGGCAAGCAAGGTCACGATCGGCGGAACGGTTGACGGGGGCGTGGTGTTGGGCTATCCGATCGAGCTAGCTATCTCGGCGTGGGACGAGCTAAAATCCGAACACACGACAGCCGGCACGTTCGGTCTGTGGCTCGGAACGGATCTGGCGGCGCTGATCGAGGCGATTTCTTTGGATGGTGTCTGGTCCTACGCTACCCGCACCCTCACCCAGACGGCCGCGCAAGTTGCCGATGCGCTGGACGGCGAAAATCTGACAATCCATCGCGGTGATACGTTCTCCGCAACTTTGACTGGACTTGGAAGCCTGACGGGCAGAACGGCGCTCTGGTTTACGGTCAAGCGCACTCCAGCTACAGACCTTGACGCGGCGGCAAAAATTCAGATCGAAGAGACTGACGGGTTGACGATCCTCAACGGGGAGTCCTATGCCACGGCTGTACACGGTTCCTTGACGGTTGGCTCTGGTACGGTCGCTATCTCGATTCACGGTCTGGCGACGGCACAGCTTTCGCCCATGCAAGGGCTGTACTACGATCTGCAGGTCATTGATGCCGATGGCGATCCGATCACGATCGCAGAAGGACGGGTTGATGTCGATGCCGACGTAACGCGAGCGACGGCCGCCGCCTCTTCGCCGGGCGCATAGGAGGATTGATCGTGCTGAAGATCCAGCCAGGAAGAGTACGGTACCAAGTCGATGTGTACCTGCCGGCGACGGGGCTCGACGATTATGGGCGCCGCAGCGGAACCGATACGCTGGTCCTTGCTGCTGTGCCGGCGGCGATCGAACAGCTGACGGCGCTGGAGCTGATCCGGGCCCGGCAGATTTTCCCAGAGGCGACGCACCGCGTGCATTTGACGCTTTATCCGTCGCACGGGCTCACGTCGAAACACTACCTGATGTTCGGCACGCGAAAGTTTCACATCGGGGCTGTGATCGACGGCGAGAACGTGGGGGTGGAACTGGAGCTGCTGTGCAAGGAAGAGGTGTGACGTGGCGGGACCTGTGGCAGCGATGAAGCTGGAAGGGCTTCCCGAAACGCGGCGGCGGCTAATTCAGTTGCCGGACCGGATTCAGAAGCGGTGCATGTCGAAAGCGGTCCGGGCTGGCGGGGCGTTGTTCGTGAAGGCCGTCAAGCGGAACGCACCGCGATTGACGGGGCTCCTCAAGCGGTCGCTGGCCCAGCGGGTGAAGTCGTATCAGGCAGGCAAAGTGGTCGTGTCGATTACGGGCCAGCAGAACATGGTCCGCAATCGTCGCAAGCTCCGCCGCGGGCGTGGCGGGATTTCCGGCCGCGGGGATCTGGTGCCGATTCATTTCGTCGAAGAGAACACGACGCCGCATCGAATCCCGAAGGAAGGACGCGGACCGTTGGTGTTGCGCAGCCGCAGCGGGGCGTCCGTGATTGTCGGATCGGTTTGGCATCCTGGCACGCGCGGCCAACATCCGATCCGCCGGGCGGCCGACTCACAGGCGGGGGCGGCCGCGCAAGAGCTGCCAAAAAAACTGGCGATCGAAGTTGACACCGAAGTCGCTAAGCTCGCCGTGGGAGGTTAGTCCGTGTCACAATTCGCCTCTGATTTTCGCTCGTTTCTGCTCGACCAGCCGGCGATCGCCGCGGCCGTGGGGACGCACGTCCACGTCGGATCGGTGCCGCAGCCGACCGATCCGCCTTACATCTGGCTGGGTAGAGCCGGCGTATCGTCGGAGCGGACGCTCGACCAGGCCCAAGGCACGGCGCCGGACGAAGAGCGATGGGATCTTGAAGTTTGGAGCGACGACGTCGGCGAGGTGCAAGACCTCGCGGAATTGATCCGGGCCCTGGATTGTGCCAAAGGCACGTTCGGAGACGGCACGATTCAACTGCTGGTCGTCGAGGATCACGCGGATGATTACGTGCCGAAGGGAAACTTCGGCGATGAGGGCTACGATCTGGCGGCGTTTCAAATCCAAATCCTGATGTACTCGGCCGCGGCTTCGTCCTCGTCCGCGTAACAGAGCGCGCTACCCGTTGCGCTGGGCAATCTTGGGACTGTGAAGCAACAGCCTCATTTTTGAAACGGGACGCGAAACATGACCGCAGTCAAACAGATCGCCCACGGGACCGTTCTCAACGTCGCCACGACCCCCCATGAGCTCGTGATCGGCATTACGCCTCCGCCTCGCATCCGGCAGGAAATCGACGGCACGGCCCTGGCCGACACGCTCGAAGTGCCCTTGCTTGGCATCGAGCAGAAGAGCGAAATCGTCGTCAATCAATTCTGGGACCCCGGCGACGCGAATCACCACGCGCTCGATACGGCCTTCGACGCGAAAACGAATCTGACGCTGCAGATCGTTACGCCGCACACGGTGCCCGTCACGGATGAGTTCACGGCGAAGGTGACGAAGCTGGAGCCGGAAGAGCTGACCGTTGGCGGGGCGTTCAAAAGGAAGGTGACCCTCGTCCGTACCGGGGCAATCACGCGCACGGAGGGCTCGTCCAGCTCGATTACATAACGCACTGACTACCGCGGACTCGAACGATTCAAGGGGCGAATCGTGAGCGAAACGAAAACTGAAGATCGCGTTCTCTCCGAACCGGCCGCTGTCCCTGTGGACACGCGGCCGCGTTTTTTGTGGATTGCCACGCCGGCCGGCGTGCGGCGGATTCGACGAATGTCGTCGCCGCAGCTGTTCACGCAACTCCACAACTTCCGCGAGCTGGGGCTGCTGAGCGAGTCTGGCGAGTGGCAGGCGGCAAGGACGGCGGGGCAGTTGCTGGAGTTGTCGAAGTTTTTGCAGCGGTGCCTGGTGGTCGAAGAGGAAGACATCCTCGCCTTCCCTGGCCAGGCGGGGTTGCAGGTGGTGTTGACGTGGTCCGCCGATCGCCGGCGAGAGATCGCGGCGACGGCGGCGCAGTTCATGGAAATCTGAAATCTCAAATCTCAAAAGGGTAGGGCATGAGCGAAAAGAAGATCCTGACGGCGGTCGAATTGATGTCCAGGTCCCCGGCCACGGTCGATGTGCCGTGTGCGGCGTGGGACGGCATGGTCCGCTTGCGACGATTGGACGGGCCGCAGAAGCTGCGGTTTGCGCTGGGGGCGGATCGGATGATTCGTGACGACGCCGGCCGAGTACAAATGACGGAGCCGGCGAACTGGCAATATGCGGTCGAGCTGTTGGCGGCTTCGATCATCGGCGAGGACGGGGCGCTGCAGTTCGACGGCGATGAGGCTCGAGCCTGGCTGGGATCCGAAATCTCCGCGATCAGTGAACTCGTGGCCCATGCCCTGCGGCTCAATGGCATGGTGTCGGCGGCCGTCGAGCGGGCGGAGATCGACGCGGCAAAAAAAGATTGAGCCGGTCTGAGCGGTTGCAGTTCGCGCACCGGATGGCGGCGCTGCTGGGCTGTACGCTGGGCGAGCTGCCGGGCCGGATCGGCTGGGACGAGTGGATTGAGTGGCGGGCTTGGTGGGAGGTCGAGCCGTGGGGCGAGCTGCGGGCGGACCTGCGGCAGAGCGTGGCACTGGCGTACCAGCTGGCGCCGTACCTGCCGGCCGGGCGGCCGCTGCCGGGTCTCTGCTGGCCGTACTTCGACGCGGCGGACGAAGTGAGCGACGAGGAGATGCAAGCCGCCGCTGCAGCCGAGCGGCAGCGGTGGGCGGATTGGGAAGCCGAGCGACAGCGACAGCGAAGGGAGAAGCGGACCGATGGCTAAGACAATTTCGACGCTGGCGATCAAGCTCACGGCATCTTCGGTGACGCTGCAACAGGATTTGTCCAAGGCCGGCGGCGCGGTCCAAGGCTACGCGGACAAGGTCTCCGGCGTGGCGATGAAAATCGCCGGCTCACTGGCGGGGATCTTCGCCGTCTCCAAAATCACAGGGGCGGTGAATGACACGATCAACGCGATTGACGACCTCGCCAAGAGTGCCGATCGAATGGGCGTGGCGACGGAAGAGCTGCAGACGTTTCGCCTGGCGGCCGATCTGGCGGGGATCTCGTCCGAGTCCCTAACGACGGCATTTCGCTTCTCGCAGCGGGCGCTGTCCGAGGCGGCCAGCGGCACGAAGGAATATGCGGACAGCTTTCAGATGCTGGGGCTGAGTACCGCCGCACTTCGGCAGATGGGGGCGGCGGAACAATTTCAGGCGATCGTCACCGCGCTGCAAAAGGTCACCGATCAAACGGACCGCACGCGACTGGCGATGGAATTGTTCGGCCGATCTGGGACGCAGATGTTGACGTTCGACGCAGCGTCAATGGCGGACGCGGCGCGGACCATTGACCAGATGGGCGGAGCGATCAGTCGCATTGACGCTGCGAAGGTCGAAGCGGCGCAAGACGCGATGACGCGGACGAAGGCTGCGGTGTCGATCCTGTGGGCGGAATTGACGATCAAGCTTGCGCCGGCGATCGAAGGCCTGGCGGACAAACTGACGAATCTCATCGCGTGGTTTGGCGGGCTTGACGCCGGCGCCGTCAAGGCGGCTGCCGAGATGACCGCGTTTGCCGTCGCCTTCGGAACGGTGCTGTGGCTGATTCCCAGAGTTGTCGCCGGTGTGCGGGCCGTCGTTTCGGCCTTGCAGGCGATGGCTACGGCGCAAGCGATCACGACCGCATTGTCAGGCCCTGCCGGCTGGGCACGGCTGGCGATCGCCGCGGGCGTGGCGGCCGGGGCGGTGGGGCTGGTATCTGAAGCCTTCGCCGGAATGAGCGACCAGGCGGGGCAAACTTCCGGCGCGGCGGTTCGCGTCGCTGATTCCGTGGCGGGGATCGACGCGGAGCCGTTGAACGAGCTGGCCACAGCCGCCGACGGCGCGGGGGATGCTCTCGGCCGTGCGGACCGGGCAGTTCGCCGGCTGAGCGATGGCAGTATTGCGCCGACTGCCTATCGGATCACGATCAACGGCCAGGAGCAAATCTATCGGGCTCGTGACGCGTTGCAGGCCGTCAATCAGCAGAGTTTCGACGGGCTACATTCCGGGCTACGGGAAGCGGACGTGCTCGCCCGGCGGACTGCGACGGTCCTGGAAGACGTTGGCGCGGGCGGGCTCGACGACACAACGGAATCCGCCAAGGAAACGGAATCCGCATTGCGGGCCGCAGCCAAAGCGGCCGAAGAGTTTTGGGAGAAGCACGATCGCGGTGCTGACAAGTTGGCCGAGGCCCAGCGGGCGGCCGAGCGATGGTCGAAAGAAGTCGAGTCGCCGGGCGAAAAGCTGACGCGGCAGCTCAAAGAGCTGCAGGGGCTGTGGGATCAGCGACTGATTTTGGAAGACGTGTTCGAGCGCGGCAACGCCAAGATCCGGGAGGACTACGAAGCCGCATCGGAATCCGCGAAGGAAGTCGAGCGGACAATCGACCGCATCGAAGGCACGCCGGCGATCCTGAAGGGCAGCGCGGAAGACTTGGCGATGATCGACCGTGCTCGCCGCGCGGTGATGGAAGCTCGCCGGGCCGGAGGCGAAGCGATCGGACCGGAAGCGGGCAACGTCCATCCGCCAGTGATTCCGGCTCCGGACACCGAGCCCGCACTGGCTGCGATGCGTGGTTTGCGAGACGCCGGAGAGCAAGCGGGCATTGACCTGGGAACGGCGCCTTTCGGCCAGCAGGTCGAATTGGAAGCGGCGAAAATCGACGCGACTATTAATCGCCTGCAAGCCCAATGGGAGAAGCTGAAGGCGGCCGCGGAAGTTCCGCCCGTGGAAGTGGCGACGACCGTCACGCCGCCGGAGGTCCCGCCGATCGCGTTTCCCGCGCCGACGGTTCCGCAGGCCGAGATTCCTATACCGGAAGTCCCGCCGATCTCGTTTGCGGCACCGACGATCCCACAGGCTGAGATTCCCGCGCCGGAGGTCCCGCCGATCGCGTTCGCGACGCCGACGATTCCGCCACCGAAGATTCCGCCCGTGCAAGCGGACGTTGAGATGCCGAACCTGGGCGAGCCAATTCGCGATTGGGCCGGCCGATCAATGGCCGAAATCGAAAGCATGATGGGGGCGCTGGAAGGCCAGCAGCTGCAGCCCTACGTCGAAGACATCGAGCCGCCGCAGCCCCGCAAGCTGGAACCCTACGTCGAAGACATCGAGCCGCCGCAGCCCCGCAAGCTGGAACCCTACGTCGAAGACATCGAGCCGCCGCAGCCGGAGCCGGCCGCATCTGACCTGGCGGGGCGGGTGCAACAGATCCAAGACGCGGGCAAGAAGATGCAAGAGATGACGCAGGCACAGCAAGCCCTGCTGAAAATCCAAGAGCGGCAGGCGGCGACGCTCGAAGCGATCGAAAAGAACACCAAGGAAAAAACCAAGGTGACGGAAACGAAGATCTGAGATGGCTTTCACTTCACACGAATTGGCGGCGGCCGGCCCGAGCGGCCAGCAGGAAGACGGGCAGTATTCGTTCACCGTCGTGTGGCGGCTCTTCGCCGCGCTGGGCACCGACGGGCCGGACGCGGCGCTCGATTACGTGGAGGCCCACATCGCGCAGCGCAAGGACACCTATGTGCTGGAAGCGACGTCGACGTCAAGTCCGAGCGGCAGCGTGGATGCCAACAGCCGGGCCGAGCTGAAGACGGTCAAGGTGGATCGCGAGAAGGGCAGCGCGGACCCCTGGGTCTGGCTGGCCACGCTCACCTACGAGGAGCCCGAAGGCGGCGGCGACGGAGAGAAGCCGGACGGCAGCAACACCGGGGATCCGACTGAGTTTGCGGCCGAGGTCGAGATCAGCACGGTACAGCTGCAGACGTTCGCCACGCGAGCGATTTACAAATACGGCTTCAGCGGGATCGCAGAAACAAAGGTCAACGATACGACCAAGCGGCCGATCGTCAATTCCGCGCTGTGCGTCTATGATCCGCCGCCGGAAGTCGACGACCATCGTTTCGTGATCCGGATCAAAAAGAATGTCGCCACGCTCGATTGCGACACGATCCGCTGCAACGTGGTCAACAGTTCGGCGGTCAATATCAGCTATCGTGGAATCTCGAAAACGATTCACGCCCTGGGCGGCAAGACGCGAGACGTGACGGCGACGCCGGTTAAGCATCCGGTGATCGGTTGGTATGTCCAGGTGCAGTTCTACATCGACGTGCTGCCGTCCGACGAGACGTGGCGACTCAATGTGCAGGATCGGGGCTTCTCGGCCCGCGCCATGCTGGGCGATCCGGACGGGCACGGCGGCGCGATCTATAACGACAGCCGGGCATTCGTGACGGACCTCGCACCACAGCGGCGACTGACCGATTCGGAGGGGATGCCCTGCAGCGAACCGCAGCTGCTGAACGGCGACGGACAGCCGCTGTTGGACTTTACGAAAGTCACGGGCGCCGTGACGCCGATTTACTCGACCTGGCAGTATTACACGGAAGAGGATTTCGGCTCGTGGGCGATCCTGACGGATTTGATCGGTAGCTAAAGCAGCAGCTAATGGCAGCGGAAATTCTCACCTTCGACCAGGCCAGCGTGACAAAGATTGCCTCCGTCGTGCGGCGACTGCTGGCCGAGCCCCGCAACGATCCGGGGCGAGACCGCCAATGGCCGGGCTATCTGAATCGCGCCCAGATGTTCGGCACGACCTCGACGTGCCAAGAGTTCCCGACGTACCCGGAAGAAGAAGCCAACCCGGACACCTATTGCGTCTGTCTGCAGGAATGGCACTTTACCGAAGAACCCGGCCAGCAGGAAATCAGTAAGATCAGCTGGGCTCAGTACGTCGTGGCCCGACTCTGGAACGCGGACGACGACACGGAGTATCTGCCGGAGGGCTCGCCGGTCAAGGTGTGGCCGGTCCCCACGCGGCGCGGAATCCGCTGGTGGATGGAGGGCACGCCGGGCAGCAGCAGCAGTTCACCGTCCGAGTCGAGTTCGCCGTCCGAGTCTTCTTCGAGCGAAAGCAGCTCGTCCGAATCGAGTTCGTCCGAATCGTCGGAATCGTCGGAGTCGCCTTCGTCGTCGGAGAGCAGCTCGCCGTCCGAATCGTCGCCGTCCGAGTCTTCTTCTCCGTCCGAATCGTCGCCGTCCGAATCGTCGCCGTCCGAGTCTTCTTCTCCGTCCGAATCGTCGCCGT